CAGGCCACCGGCCCGGCCCTCGACGGCGGTCAGGCGATCCTGCTGGTGCAGGTCGCGCAGCATGCCGGAAACCTGAGCGGCAGCCAGCGCGGCCAGTTCGGCAGACAGGGCAAGATTCAGCCCGGCGCCGGTGCTTTCCACCACCACCGATCCCGCCGGGACGGCAGTCAGTTCCAGGTCATAAGCCAGCAGCAGATCGACGTTGGCGGATTTGTAGGCCAGCGCCGTGGTCGGGTGCGACCAGACGGCGAACACAGTGCCGTCCGAAAGGATGAAGGCGGCCTCGCGCACCCAGAACTCGGTAGCGCCATCGGCCAGGGCGGTCAGGTGGATTTGCCGGGGTGAGACGCGGGAGCCATCGGCCACCGGGTAGCGGACGCGCTCGGAGCGCATGCCCACCTGGGACTGGAACGGCACATACCCAGCATCGCCGAGGGCAATGTGGGTGATTTGGGCGGCCACGCCGTCATTGGTGGCCCGCCAGACGGCGGCAAGCCCCGCTTCGAGGATGACCGGTTGTAAAGGCGTACTCATCGAGCCTCCATTGAGATGCGAATCACGGTTAAGGAACGGGCGGCAGAGGCCGCACGCAACAGATGGATGGCAGGCGGCGGCTGCACGGCAGCCGGGACACCTGTCCAGCGCCCCAGGGCCTGCGAATCGGCAGCCCCGGCGACCTGGATGGGGTTGGCCGCCGGGGGCGGCTGTACGGCAACGGCATCGGCTGGCCAGCGCCCCACGGCGGCTACCTGGCTGGCGTTAGCGGCTCCCAGGGCATCGTCGAAACGTGCCCCAACGCGGAAGCTGAAGTGGCTGCGCACGGGCTTGTTCATATCCACCAGGCGGCGCAGGCGCTGGTAAGTCTCCGGAGACAGCACCGCGCTGGTGTCACTCAGGTTGTCATTCACCCAGGCGAGCAGGTCGAAGGTGTACGGCGCACCACGCGGCACGGTCTGCCACCACTCGGTCACTTCGGCAGAAACGGCCAAGGCTTCCAGCACGCTCTTGACCGCCCACACCGTGCCCTTGTGGCGGTGAATCTCGATGGACTGCTTGATCAGCTTGCGGCGGCGCTCATCGGTGTTGGCCAGCAACCAGCCCTCATCGCCCATGACGTGGAACTGGTCGGCCAGACAGGGCAGCACGTCGGCCTCCACCGCATCGACCAGGTTGGTCAACACCGGGGTCAAATCAAGCGTCGAGAGCCGCTCGGAAAGAGCGGCCAGCGCCTTCAGCTTCGGGTCGGTCGAAATGACCGGGGGCGTCAGGTCAGCCATCGGCCCCTCCCGCGAACTGGATATCGATGCCGGTGCAGTGCGCCCAGCCTTCCATCGGCACCTGGATCAGGTTGGCCGGGCTGACCAGTTCGACGCGATACACCCCCGGCACGGACAGCGCGGCCACGATCTGCGACGGCACCACGTCGCGCCCCAGCTTGGCCTGCTGCTTTGCGACATAGCTGTCGGCAGCGGCACGGGCAGCGGCCAGCACCGGGGCCGCCTCCTGGTCGCGGTACAAGGTCAGGCGGGCCACGATGGCAAAGGGAGCCTCGACCGGCACGCGCACTTCCACCAAGTCAGTCAGGGGGCGCACCTTGTCCGCCGTGCAGGTGACTGCTACCGCATCCAGGATCACCTGGGGCGGCAAGCCCGTCTTGGCCAGGGGAAACAGGCGCACCACGCCGGGCGGGATGTCATTGCTCGACACCAGAAGACCGTCCGCAAGGATCAAGTCCGGCCCCATGACAGCGACGTCGACGATGTCCTGATGGGCACTCATGGCGTGGTGGCGATAGGCCCCGAAGGAACCCGCCACCGTGAAGGCTTCAGGAGCCAGGCGGATGCGCTCGCGCAGGCGGTCATCGCTTTCCGCCTCGCTCCCGCCGTAGGTGATGCCGACGTTGGCCACCGAGGCGACATCGACCCCCAATTCATCGACCAGCGTATTGATCTGGCCAGGCAGAAAGCCATTGCCCGACACGCCGGACTCAACCGCCTCGACCGGCACATCCACTTCCACGGTGCCAGCCGCCACGATCTGTTTGCCGGTCGCCTGAAACTGGATGCCGGAAGCTTCGAACCGAGTGCTTGCCGGAATCTCCAAGGCTGTGGCCAAGGGCTGGGCGAAGACCACGCGCACATCGGCGCGGGCGGTCTTGGCTGCCAGCCGATAGACCCCGACCAACTCGCCCAGGTAATCCAGCATGGGCGCTCTGGCAAAAGCGACCAGGTTCTGCTTGGCAGCCTCCTGGATGCCGATGCGAACCAGGCTTTCCCGGTAGGCGAACAGGTCAACAATCAATCGCTCCACCTGGGCGGGCTGGAGCGTCTTGCCGGTCATGGCCTCGTAGCTGGCCACCATTTCCGCAGTGATGGCTTGCGGATCGCGGTCGATGAAGTTCGGCTCGGGCAGCGTGCTCATTGGTCGAACCTCAGCGCAGTCGTGTTCTCGCTGCCACCACTGGCAGGCCGCCAGACCACCGTGATCACCAAGGCCGCAACTTCATGGCTGACCCGCACATCCATCTCGCCGACGCGCTTTTCCCAACGGCGCACAGCCCGGAAAACCTCGCGCACCAGGTAGGTCACGGCACGGTCTTGCGGCCAGTCGATGTAACGGTGGATGTTGGAGCCGAAGTCAGGACGGTGCGGATCGCTCCCCAGGGGCGTGCCCAGGATGATGCGAATGCACTGGTCGATATCCTCCAGGCCACCGACGATGTCATCGGTGCCCAGGGCGGGCTGCCAGTCTTGATGGGTAATGCGGTCTACGCGGCTCATGGGCGTAGGATGCCCACCGCCTCGCCTGCCGGATATTAAAGGGCTTTAATGTTTGATCCGCCCCAAAACGGACGGATCAGGCCGCCTCAGTGGCTGTGGTGGTTCGAGTTTCCGCTACCGTCCATGACGCTGCCCGTGGCGTTGACGTCGCCATTGACCTGCACGCCGCCATCAATGACGGCTGACGCGCCGCCCTCACCACCGCTACCGGCCATCCCTCCCTGGTAGGTCAGTTTCTTCTTCACCAGCAGGTTGCCAGTAATGGTGGTCTCCGGCGCGTCAATGGTCACACTGGGCGCTTTCACCGTCACCGGCCCTGCGGCCGTCACATTTACCGGCCCGGTGGTCACGATGGTCAGCGTGCCGCTGCTGCGGTCATACTCAAAACTGCCGCCGTCGAAAAAGCGGAAGTGCAGCTTGTCGTGGCTGGCCACTGGCGGCGCATCGGCATCCGAATACACCGCGCCCAGCACCACCCCATTCTCGAAGTTCTCATCGAGCACACAGGCCACATGCTCGCCAAGATCGGGGGTGAAGCATTCCTTGTCCTTGAGCGACTTTCGCATCACCACCGGCAGCCAGGCGCTGACCAGGCCATCCAGATCGGGGAAGGTCACCTGTGCAAAGCCAGGGCGCGAGGCATGGATAACCCCCACCTTGAACGACACGCCGCCGGTATTCTCAGCCATTGGCCTTGCCCTCCTGCACCCGCTTGGCCTCGATCTCGGTACGGTAGCCGCTACCGCGCTCGATGTCGTGGCGGCTCCTGACCACCTGGTAGGTGCCGCCGAAGCGCCCCATGCCATCCAGTGAGAAGTTGATCCCGGCCACCAGCTTGGGGTTGCCGATTACCGTCAGCTCAAGCTGGGTGGCGTCGGCATTAGCATCGTCCAGGGCGGCCTGTGCCTTGACCCTGGCCTGCTCATCGGTTTCCGCCCGCACGTTCAGCTTGATCCGGTCATCGCTGGTCGCAACGTCGGTGTTGCGTACCTTGTAATGCTTCAGCCGCTTGGTTTTCGGGTCGTGGTAAGCCACCTGGGCATCCTTCGGCACGCCCATGATCTTGTCGCGGATGTGATACCGGGTCAGGTCGGTACGGTTGAGCACCAGGATCGGCTTGCACTGGCGCAGCTCGGCCTTCTTGAAGAACACCATCTTGCTGCCCTTGACGCTGAAGGCGTAGCCATACTCCCCCGCCAGGCGGCGCATGAAGGTCAGATCGTTCTCGTGGATTTGCGTGACGCGGGTGATCTTGATCGGTTCGATCTTGCCCTTGAGCTGCAACTTCAAGCGGCGGGCCACCTGTTGAGCGATGGCGGCCAGCGTGGTGTTGTCGTAAGCCTTGCCCTGGTGGGTGCGCTGAGGGCTTTTGACCCCGGCGGCGATGGCACGGATCACCACCACATCGGGCGGGCCTTCGCCTTCTATTTCGTCGATCTCGAACAGCCCGGCCTTTTGCAAGGTTTCCCCCTCGTAGCCGAACTCCAACTCCAGCGTTTGGCCCTTGGCTGGGTACCACTTGCCACGGAAACGCCCATCGACATCCTCCACTCGAACATCCAGGGTGTCTGCCTCGCCTTCGAGAAAATCCACGTAGCTGACGGACAGCAAATGAGGGGTCAGCACGGCGGTCACGTCCTTGTTGTTCATCTGCACTTTGAACACCGGGTGCGGCACCGGCTTACGGGTCTTGGGGGTCACACTTTCCACGGCGGCAGCTCCTCTGGTGAAATCGTGGCGCTCACCTCAATCACGGGTATGGCCAACTCAATCCCGCCCGGCAAGGTCTCAACGAATGGCACGGCAGGATTGGCCGTGATGATCCGCTCGTAGGCCGTGGCATCGCCGTAGTAGCGCCACGCCAGCAAGTCCCAGCGTTCCCCTTCCGTGGTGATGTGGCGGATATGGTTCATACCACCTCCCGAACCGCCACACGGGCAGAGAGCCGGGCAAGCTGCGGCGCGGCAACATCCAGGTGCCGCCCCATGTTGGAGAGGTTGCCGCCCAGGGCATCGAGACGGCCCACCAGGTTGCCCGTGGTCAGCCCGCCCAATGCGCCGGATGCGCTGCGGGCTTCACCCGCCACCCGACTGGCCACCGTCATGAGTGGCCTGGCTTCCGCCAGCGTGCTGGTCAGCGGCTGAAGGCTGACGCCAAAGCGATCCGCCGCCCTGGCCAGGCCGTCAAAGCTGGGCACGCCATAGGCCAACCGCTCCACGGCCATAAAAGGATTGGAAGCCAACTGCCGACCCAGCGAGACGATATCGCTGGCTGCGCGGAAAGCCCCCACCACATCGCGCCCGGCCACCATCGCATCCTTCAGCCAGGTGCTGGCCATGTTCGGCTTGGCCTGATCCAGCAGCCCCGTTTTGACGGCGGGGGGCAAGGGGCGATCAGCACGCCACAACGCCACTGCCGAAGACCGGGACTCGGCGCTGCGCTCGCCCTCCGGGTCGGGGCATTCCTTCAGATTGAGGGTGGCCGCCACCTCGACCAGGCCGCCCTGGCGATCCGTCTGCTCGGACACCGCCGAAATCTCGGCAATGACGAATTCCCCCTTGTACTCGCCCGTGGCCAGCACGAAGGGCAGAGGATCGTGGGTTGCCATCGCATCCCGCAGCCGGGCCAGCTCCAGTTCCGGGTCGCAGAAAAGCTGGTGGAACTTGAGCTTGAGCGTCCATTCGTCCAGGCGCTCGCCGATCCACTGCAAGCGGGGCTTGCCTTCGATCAGGGCGTGCTCGGCATAGTCCGAGGCAAAGCGCCCCTCCAGGCCGTCGAAATAGGTGATCAGCTCGAACTGGACATCGCCCAGGAGTGCGAATTGCATCAGAAGCTCCTCCGCTGTTGCTCGGCCATGAACCGGCGCATGAATGCCTCGAATTCACGGTAGCCGTCTGCCAGGGCGGTCTTCACCTGGCCACCCACATCGCCACCGCCATTGACCTGGATGGTCGGACTGAAATGCACCGTGACCGCGCCACCAAACGCCGCACCTTGCCCGGCCGCCTGGGCAGGCATGCGTACCGGCCCAACGGCACTGACACTGCCCCGCACGCCACCCGCAGCCACTGCTGGCATCGGAACCACGGGCACCACGGGGGATGCCAGCGAGGGCACATCGGGCACACGGCCTGCCGCCACCGCCGGAGCGACGGCTGACACCGTGGCCTTGTACGGAGCAGGCGTTGCCAGCGCAGGCTGGCCGAAACCAGCCACACCGGCCAGCGCCAAAGCTCCGGCGGCCTGGCGCACCTTGTCCACCGTCCGCCCCATGCCCACTTCCACACCTTCGCCGATGTTCGCGCCGAAGCCCATGAAGACACGGGACGGTGAACGGATGCCAAGCAGGCTCTTGAACGCCCCGGCCACGTCGGTGCCAATCTTCTTGATGGCCTCGATAGGCTTGCTGGCCAGCGACTCGATGCCACGCCATAGCCCTTGCACGATGGCTGCGCCTGCATCAAAGAACTTGCCTGGCAGCTCGAAAACCGACTTGACCAAGCGGCCCACCCAGAGGATGGCACGCGCCACGCCTTGACCCACGGCCACGCCCAGGTTGCGGGCCGCACCGCCGGTATCCTCAACCTGCCCGAAGATGCGCGACAGCCAATTCCAGAGGGCACGCAAGGGTGTCGTGATCGGCGACAGCGCCGTCGTGGCCAGGGCGGCGAACTGGCGGAAAGCGGGGGCCAGTGGAGCCAGTCCCGCCTTGAGGCCCGCCCACAGGCCAGAGAAGAAGGCTGCAATCGGTTTCCAGTATTTGTAAATGAGGAAAGCAGCACCAGCCACCACGGCCACGATGAGACCGATGGGATTGGCCAGCAGCGCCACCGAGAACGCCCTGACAGCCATGATGGCCGCCTTGATGCCTGTCACCAGGGAACCGGCAAACGATGCTGCCAAGCCCCGCAGCCCGGCCACGGTCAGCAGGTTGGTGCGTATCCAAGCCAGCGAGGCAACTGCCCATGCTCGCATCGCCG